TAATATTTATTTGATTAAATGGTAGAATCCTTCATTAAAAGCAATTCCGTAGTCATACTAGTACCATTTGTATCATGAGTCAAGCTAGCAATTAGATATCTACCACTATATCTACGGTCTACTTTAGGTGCCTTTCCAGATTTTGCTGTGGTAGGAATAACAATATCAATTCCTGAACCAACATACAAATCCATATTTCCTGGAATAGTTATTTGTAGTTTAATAGTCTTCAGACTTTCAATCCTCATCCATTGGTATGCCTGGAGTTCTACGAGTGACTCATAATTTTTTTGAGGATTATCTTCAAATCTTTGATCAAAAATTTGATTCGGAAGAATTGTGTATCTAACTCTCTTTGGATAATCAATTAATTGCTGAACTCCTTCATCCATAGAATTGATAATATTCTTATTACCACCATCTTTCAAGTGAGACATACTATTCCAGTATGTGTTGATATTATAATAATGAGCATCTACAGAGATGTCTGTACTAATACCCATTTTAGATTGTGTAATGGTAGTTGGGTCAAATCCAATACTATAACCAGACCATGATCCATGACGCAATCCCATCAAAAAGTTCTTTTCTTCAGGAAAAACTACAGTACTAATTCTATACTGGTCTGCAGCACCATCACCCTCTATATTTTTTGGTGCTTGAGTGTACTTATACAATCTTGGTTGTCCAGTATTGACATTAGTTTCTTTACTATCCTCCATGGAATTTGCATCATCAATCATCTTATCGATAGACTTGTAATGATATCCCAATGCATTCTCAAAAAATGCAAATCCATTCTGCAATGAAGTACCTGATGTTTTACGAATAGATCTCTCAGTCATCCAGTAGATTGCATCAAATGGTCTCCAGTTAGGAATGATAAATTTGTGGTCATTTAATGTTTCTTCTAGATACAGTCTTTTTTTAGTCCCAATGTATCTGTTATTCTTTAATATAGTTTCAACAATCTGAGAAGTTTCAGTTTTATTCTTAAAGATAACATCAGTCATACCAAATATGTTTACTGCTTCATTCTTAATAAACTCATCTGATGCTAAGTTGATAATGTATAAATCAGTACCTTGATTTGTTCTAGCACGAGATAGGATAGTATATGAACGCATATAAAATGTTCGATCAATAATACTTCCTGTAACTTTCACCCTAAAAAGTTCGGATCCTGTGAAGGCATTAATCATGCCAGCAGAATCTTCAATAACGATCTTTGCTTCCATTGTGGCAGAAGTAATAGATTCATATACCTGAAATCCCCTAACAAAATCTTTGATGTCATATTCACCAGTGGGAGACTTTAATTTTTCACCGTCGCGAAAAATAGTTACGGAGATCTCTACATCCCCAGGATTTTCTCTAAAAATTGTCATTTGAAGATACCTTTAAGGGGATTATTTGTAGAACCAAGAAGAGCAGCAGCAGTTCCGACGAGAGCACCACCAATGCCACGACCTCCAGAGTGACCTCCTCCATCGCCACCACCAACAACTACAGGAGGTCCAGGTCTACTTGCTACCATTGCGTTCTGAATCGCTGATGACGCTGCTGCAACCATCTCAGCGTTCATACCATTTACTTGTCCAACTTGTTCTATAACAGCACCTACCATCTCACGAGTCCTTTCAGTTATTTGGGTTTTTGCATTATTACGATCTTGAGTGGATTGTGAAAGACTGCCTCGTCTTCCCCGACTCCTAATCTCTGCTTCGCGGTTACCATATGTATATCTTTGGTCACTTCTTCGTTGTCCTGCTACTGGTGCTGAGTATCCTCCAAGAATAGTTTTACCACCAGCACGCTGAGACCTAGGAGTTTCCATATCGAAACCAGAATTTGCTGCATAAGAAGAACCATAATCACCAGCACCATGACCGCCACCAGTACCACCATTTTCAATCTCGGCAATATGAGATTTTACACTGGCATTTCCTGCAGTATTGAAGAAGTGATTCTTGTACTTAACAACATTAACATTTTGAGACTCATCCTTAAACGCAGCACCAGTTCTAAATCCAGTTGATCCCATCAAATAATTAATATTCTCTGCACGCATACCCTCTGCCTCAAGATTACCCCTAAGACTTGTAGTATTTCTTGCCATCTCAATTGCATCTCTTGCCTGTGCCATCTGTGTACTAGTTCTTGCGTCATCAATTGATCCATTTTCTATAGGTTGATATTGACGCCTACCCATAATGACGCCAGTGACACTCTTATCATTTGCCATGAACATTCCCTTTCCAACCTTACCAGATTGAATAAGTCCCGCACGATTCAATACACTGCGTGCTACCAATGCCATACCCAATTTACCCTCACTACCTGCCTCTGCAAGAACTAAACGCTGCAATAAGTTATACTCACCACTATTAAGTTGTCCATTTGGTCCATTAGGACCACCAGCACCAGGTCCAGCTTCATTTAATATAGGAGGGTTTTTCATACCCATATACTTTTTCATCATTTGACGAAGTTTATCGCCACCTGTACCATCTTTATCAGATCCCTTTAACTTATGTAAGTCGGACCTTTCACCCGTACCACCCCACCAAGTAGGACCATAGTTATCATGAGGTGACCTACCATCTTTATTCGACGCTGCTTCAGCGTGCGTCATAACATTTTTAATACTTACATCACCTGGTTTCCAACCCCAACCTTTAGCAATAGTTGCTGCTTCGGCAGTCATCGCCTCAAGTTGCTTTGGTTTGGGAGCATAAGCATTCCAATTGTAGTCTTTCATTGCAGCAACTGAAAGACCTACATTTCCCGTGTTTCTATAATATGTGTGAGCAGTATGTTGGTCATAAGGGAGATGCTTATATAGAGAACCATCGCCCTGAACAGTGGTATGATATGGACCATTTTTCCAGTTGTATCCACCTGCTGTCCAATGCATATAAATTTGCTTATTTAATCCACCTCCATTTGCAAAACTAGGAAGTCCACCACCTTGAGACATAAATTTAGACTCAGGTGCATAACTAGGCATAACATTCTTAGACATAGGAGTATCAAAACCCTTTCCTGGATTAAATCCACCTTGGAATGCATTCACCATTCCACCGATGTCAAATCCTTGACTCTGTGCTTCACCCATCCTTTTAGAAGTTAGATGGGGTTGCGTTTTTGTTCCAGGAGTATTAAGAGGAACGACGAAAGCTCCCCCATTGCTCTTTCTAGCAACATATTCACGTCCGTGTCCGATGAACGAGGTTGATCTCCCCCCATCCAGTGATACGGGATATCCCGATTGTGGTCCATTAATAAATCCTCCTTGTGCTCTACCTGGAAGATTCTTTACTGAACCTCCTTGTGCAAACTCTTCATCCCCATCCCTATTATTTAATGCATTGATGCCCATACCTGCACCAATTGCTATAGCAGTTCCAGTCGCCACCTTTGCAAGACCACCCCCCCTTCTACCAAGACGACCAGCACCACGTCCACGAATAAGTGTAATCAGAGCTCTAACACCATTTGCAATATCAGTAATAATTTTAGTTGGATTTTTTAAGTATCTAAGACCCAATACAATTGAACCAATACCAACAACTGCTTTACCAAATCCTAAAAGTCTCTCTTGCCACGTCGCATCATCTTTAAATAAATCATAAAGACCATCAATAGTAGTTGTAATACTAAATTTTGCCCAAGCTGCAATAAAGTTAATAACCTTCTTAATGACTTCTAAACCTGCAACAAGTGCTTCTTGATTTTTCGGATCACCCAACCATTTAAGGACTGGAATGACAATTGCTATTTTGAATAAACCTCCAAATAACTTAAGAAGTCCTTCCAGAAAACTTCCACTTTTTGCTAAGAGGCCAGATACAAGACCACCTTGCTTCTTTTGTTTTTGGGGTTTGTTATATTCTGCTTTAAATTTAGTTTTCTGAGATTGTTGTGCTTCTAAATTACTAAGGCTAACTTTTTTGAGATCTACAAGAACTTTAGCAAGAGAATTTACAGTATTTCCTAAGTTGTTGATTGCATGAGTATTCGTGTTTATTGACTTTGCTAAAGCAATATCCGATTTCGTCACTTCAGGGTCAAGACTGCCCGAAGGATCTTTTACCTGTACGAACTTATAAAAATTAATTTTTGAATTTTTTTGTACAGTTGCCATTATTGTGATCTCGTCGTTATGCTAGAAGGAGTCGCTCTAACTACTTCGCTACCACCAGTATTTATGGGAACAGCAGTAGGAATAGGCACCAACTTCTCAAGAATAACAGGAATGGGAATGAAGTCTAATGTCTGATTCATAGCATACTCAGCAGATATACCACCTTCAGACAATGCTTGAGATGCTACATTCTGTACCCCACCAATAACTTTAGGATCGACTCCTAGTTGTCCTGCTATCTCTCCCATAGCAGATGTCATATCTCCACCCATCGCACCAGTAACCGCATTATAAATGCCACCCAGTCCAAAGTGACTTGCAGCACCTTGAATCATGTTCATAGGATTAAGTCCACCACTTAACATAGAACCAGCAAATTGTCCTATAGAAGGGTTAAGCATCCCAAGTCCAGTACTCAAAGCACCTCCAAAGTTTCCACTCAATACACTAGATGCAATATTGCCAATGGGACCATTCATAAAATTACCAACTTGACCCATAATCCCACTTACGCCAGGAATCATTCCCAACATTGACATAGGATTGCCCGTAGCAAGTGTATTGATACCTGCCATAATAGGTGCAGCACCAGGAATAAACGATGCAGCAGTTCCAAGCACCTGTCCAACAGGACTTTGCATAACATTACTAACTGCATTACCTACACCTTTAAAAGCATTACCAACACTCTTAACTACACCACCAAGGAACATTTCTTGTTGAGGAACTTCTTGTCCTGTGATTTCTTGGAATGTATTTGGTCTATGTAAAAACTCCCAGATTGCAGGACCAGAGTTCCATACAGAACCAATAGTATCAAAGATTGGTTTGATACCTTTGTCATAAACATATCCTGGAAAATTACTAACAATTTTCCACGTTTCATCAATTGCCTTGATAGCAGGTTCAATATATCCCATGATGGGATCAATAATCATCTCCCCAATTTCTTTTGTTTTTGCTATTGCTTGACTAATCTTTTTGCTAGTTGCAGCACCAACAGCTTTCATCATCTCAGGAATCTGTGTCAGTGGTGCTCCAAGCATCACTAACAATGAACCCAACTTGCTAAGTGCTTCTCTTGGTCTGAATCCTACTATAGCATCTCGGATTCCTTCAACTAAACCTCGGACTTTATTAAATGCCCACTGAATTGCTGATTCAGCAGAAGTTTTAATAATAGACATCAAAATAGGAGCACCCTCAGCAAAAATTCGCCCAAGTCCTTTAGCACCAGATAGGATCGTGTCAAAGATAACTTTGACTAACTCTTGTGGACCATTAACAACATATTTTTGGAAGGCATCCCACATTGCTTCACGCCAGGGTTTCGAGACTTCCATCATATGGGTAAAGAAATCTGCTGCAGCACCAGAAGCATAATTCCACATGTTCATCATAGAGCCCCAGGCACTACTCATAACATCTTTACCGATGTTTAAGAATGTTTCCCAGGCACCTGCCCAGAAATCTCCATTCATAATATAGTCATTCCAAAGAGACTTCATACCACTGACAAGTTTCTTGCCCATAGCACCAAGGTCAGCACCTAAGTTTGCCTTACCTAGCATCATGTCATATAAGTATCCGCCGATTGCCTCACCTGCAATGCCACCAAGCATTGCACCAACAAATGCACCTAAAGGTATTGTAATGGGTGCTGCAGGACCGCCCAGAGCACCTATAGCGCCACCTGCCCAACCACCTAAGAATGTACCAATACCATCACCAATACCCATCATGAGTGATTTGGCGATAGACTCACCCATGATCCAGTTCAATGCAGCAGTCAGTAAACCACTTATAAGTGGTAACTTAAATGCGCCGATTAATTTCTTCAATCCTTTTACGCCACCTCTTCCAATAACTTTCAGGAAGAAACGATGCGTTGCCTTAGATATATTTTTACCACCATATTTAAAAACCTGTCCAGTAGCTTTCTTACCAACCTGTTCACCAGTTGTTTCAGTAGCTTCTTTAGTGGCAAGCTTTCGTGCTTGCTCTAATTGGAAAGGAGATAGTTTAGGACTAGGTTTTACTGTTGGTTTTACACCTGGTTTTACACCTGGTTTTGTTGGTTTTTTTGGTTTATCGGGACCATCAAGAAGATCTCGCGCATCAAGAAGGTCTCGAATACCACCTGCTGCTGCAATTATTCCAGAAATACCACCGATTGCAAGAGCAATTTTACCGAACGCATCAAGACGTTGACCAATAGTCGTCTCTTTACCAAAGATAAAATCTAGACCAGAAGTAAAGGCATTATAAATGCTCATCGCAAAGTCTTTTAACTTATCAAAAACGAAAAGTGTTTTATCTAAGAATAATTTAATCTTCTCAATATTCTCAGGATTACCTAGATAATTTAAAAGTTCTAGACCAAGAGTAAATGTAGCAAGTTTTACTAATAATCCACCAAGAGGACTAAGGAATTTTTCAATCGTTCCAAAAATACCCTTAGTGCCTTTCTTTACCTTTTCACCTAACCTTGATTTCTCATTAGCTCCTTCTTTTTTTAATGCTTTCGCTTCTTGCTTAGTTTCAGAAGAAGAATCTTTCTCTCTACGCTTACTTCTTCTTTCTGCTTTTTCAGTCTCTTTCTTACTCTTAACTGTTAAGGTGGAGATTTTCCCCAAATCACTAACTACACTCGATAAAGAGCTAACTGTAGTACCAAGACGATTAAATGCTAACGTCTGTACTTTTGCAGCAGAAATTGCTGGAGTAGTAATCGACGATACTCCAGGATTGACTAGTTTATATGGTTGTAGTTTAGCCACCTGCTGCTTGCTGCTCCTTCATTCTACGTTCTTCTTCTTTTAAGAATTGTATTAACAAATTCACATAAATTTCTTTTTCCCAAGGCATCAGATTATCGATATGTTCGATACTCCATTTATGGTGATGCATCAGTGCAAAGTTACCTTCATAATAAGAACGGAGATTGTTGTGAAGGAGTGCTATGCGAAAAAACTCGCTAATCCCTCAAGAACAATTTCAGATTCAACCCCAGTATTAGGATTGGTTACTTGTACCTTATGCAACAATTTAGGCATAGTTTCAAAGAATTTTTGAAGTTCTCCAAACTGTTTGCTACTCAGTTGATCAAGAAATTCTAAAATTTCTGATTTTGGTAAATCTTTACATTCATAGATTTGATTGGTATCAGCAATAGTTTCAATACAACCTGCTGCCATTTCAAAAATCTGGTCAATTTGATTGGTATCTTCCCCAAAATTCGACTCTACAAAAGATTCGAGATTGGGATATCCCATAGTAACGGCAATCTCAGCGTCAAGTTTTAATTCTTTTTTATGACCTCTAGTCTTTACGACCTTAATTTCATCCAAAGGAATCGAAACCTCAACCTCAGTTTCTCCATCATCAGGACAAGTCACTGTCACATCAACGTTTTCACCAACAGATTTTGTACGAATTTGTAAGAACAAATATTCAATATCAAATGTTGCTAGTTTATCAACTGAAGCAATATCAGTACATTCTGTAATGATGTTTTTGATTGCACCAATAATCTCTTCTTGCTCTCCCGTTTCTGTAGCGAGGAGAAGTAACTTCTCTTCTTTAACAAGAAATGGTCTATAGTTCACATTTCTACCATCAGATGGCAGTTTCAGTTTGTACTTAGGTACATTTAATTTAGGTAATGCCATAAAAATTCAATTCAGTAATTTTATTTATGCGGTATCAGCCAATCTGTGCGTTGAAAGCACTGATGATTGATGCTCCTCCATTTGTCACAGGTGTAGATGTATTGATTCTTTCCACTTCCTGGTTTCTATCAGTCTCTTGAGTAGTAACATCACCACCACTTGATGGAATAGTAATAATATTCCTTACTCCAGGAGCATCAAATTGGTCTTCAGTAAAGAACCTATATCTCTCATAATAAAACTGAACACTAAGATCCATTGTCTTTGCTTGATTATTATCTAACTGAACAGAACCGATATTATATGGAAATACATTTTTTAGTACCCAGGCAGCAGTCAGTTTATTCTTTTTTGCAAGTAAAAAGTTATCCCCACTTTGCCTGAGTGCCCTAATAGATTTTGGATCTGCATATGCATAGTCTCCACCACCTCTCTCCCACTTATAGATGATTACCTGAGGAGCACAGTAGGTATCATAATAATCAGTATACTGATTGGCATCATTTGTCATCAAACTTGTCCATCTCTCAAAAAAGTTTCGTGTTTGTTGAGAACGAGGCATAGTAAACGTCATGGAGATTTGACTAAATGCCGTTCCAGTCGCAAACTTATATCCAGCACCAACATTGGTGACTTGACCTGTAGTAATTTGTTTGCTAGGAAGATTTACCGTTTTTGCATAGTAATCCAAAAGCAATGACATCTCTCCAACTTCAGGTCTAAACTTATTACCTGCAGTTTGCTCCGCAATCATCGGAGGAGAAGAAAAATGCACTGAAAATAAGTTAGTAAAACTAGGAGAGGTATCAGTTTTGTTAGAAAAACTAATAAACTCCTGAAGAGAACTATATCTTGCAGATTCTTGCCTTGGAATGCCCATTTTATACCTTAAGTTCCTTTTCTGTGATTAACATAAACTCCCAATTATTATCATTACAAAATTCTGTTGCTGCTTTCCACTTTGCTTGATTGACAGCATATGTCACAACTTCATTAATATATCGTTTTGTGTGCCTTTTTTGAGTTTTGGGTTCTTTAGTCTGTTTATAGGGTTTTACTTCAACCAGATATTTTTTCTTACCAACCTTAACATAAAAATCTGGAAAATATCTATGTCTTCTACCATCAACTGGAGAAACATATGGAATGATAATTTCTTCACTACCCCACTCTTCAACAGATGGTGTATTATCACACCATTTCATAAATTTATACTCCCAGGAGGAGCGATAAATCACATTACTAGGATCGCCTTTATATTTCCTTGGAAAGGAGGGGCGGTATTTACCTTGATATCGCATAAATACATAGAGGTCACACTATATTTAGGTCCGACTGTTGGCAATATTTAGATACCCATTACAAGCACCAGAAACAACTGGTTCTGCTAGCACGTCTGATGGTGCTACAGAAGCAATTGACTATGCATGTTTTCAACGAACAAGTATAAAATATGATGATAAAGGATTTAGAGGATATAGTTTACCTAGTAATTCTGCAAAAAGAAGGTTAGATCCTAATAGGGTCTATCTTGCAATGCCAAAAGGACTACAAACTTCATATCGACCAGCATATCGTCAAATTGATCTTGGTGTTGTCGGTGCGGCCGCAGTTCAAGCAATCAATAGTGGTGGTGATACTGAAGCAATTGCCCAAATTATTGGACAAACAGCGAGAGCAGGAATGCCAGAGTTTGCATCGTCGGCAATAGCGGAAACTGCCAACGGTCTTGCTCAAATAGGAGGACTGCAAGGAGGTCTTGATGCAAGCTCACTTCAAGCATTATCACGAGGTAGAATCTTTAATCCATTTAAAGAAAATATCTTCACTGGTATGAATTTTAGAACACATAACTTTACTTTCAAACTCCTTGCTAGAAGTTCAGAAGAAGCAAGGGAAATGAAAGATATTCTTGACTATTTTAAGCAGGGTGCTGTACCCGAAGTCACTGGTGAAGAAGTTTCAGGTGGAAATGAAAAGTTAAATGATTTAATTAATAAGGGTACTGCAGGTGCTAGATTTTTCACAGTGCCAGATAGTTTCAATATTAAATTTATACGACTAAAACCAGACGGATCGGCAAGTGCCAAGAACGATGATTTTATGCACTTTAAAATGCATCCGTCAGTTTGCAGTAATATTACAGTCAATTATACGCCAGATGGTCAATACACGTCATTCAAAAATCTTGACGGTGACGCAATACAAGTACCAGCATTAGATCTAACATTAGAGTTTACAGAAACTAAACTTATTACTTCTGGCGATATCACCAAAGGATTCTAACATGGCATCTTATTTTTCCTATTTTCCAAATGTATATGTTGGTGAAGGCGTAACCTCTAATGAGGGGTTCAAATATCGTCTCACAAAAAACATATTCCGTAGAGTTAAAGCAAGAGACGACTTAGATCGATATGTCACATCGTTTGAAGCGTATTCTATTCGAGATGGAGAAACCCCTTCATTTCTTGCAAATAGTCTATATGGAGATCCTTTCTTAGATTGGGTTATCCTTCTCTCTAATAATATTACAGATTTCTATAGTCAGTGGCCAAAATCTGAAGATAATCTGCAAAAATTTGTATCAGAATCATATGCAGATCCTGATTCTATTCATCATTATGAAACAAATGAAATTATGTACGAAGATATCGTTTACATTAAAAAGGGTATTGACGTAAATGCTGGTTTTAGAGCTACCATGCCCGATGGTTCAATCAAAACTGAAGAAGAGTCTAGATATCCTGTATCAAACTATGAGTATGAAAATTACCTGAACGAACAAAAAAGATTGATTGGAATTCCTAATGGAATTATGGTTGATCTCATGAAAGAAGAGATGTCTTCTCTTCTTGAGTATCAATTACATTCTGAAGTTGATAAATTTGGAAATAAGAAAACAGAAATGAGTATGGCATCTAGATTTATTACTAATGACACTAGCGTCACTGGTAGTGGAAGTCGTACAATTGCTAATAATGATGTTGTGACCTCATTTGATAATGGTCCTAGCGCATCAGGCACTACGTTAGCAGGTGTAGCAGGTACAGTAAGTTCTACAGCAGCAGCAACAGTATCAACTACTACAACAACGTCTGCCTCCAGTAGTAGTTCTAGTTCTTCTAGTAGCAGCAGTTCCAGTTCTTCTAGTAGCAGTAGTAGCAGCAGTTCTAGTTCCTCCAGTAGTTCAGGTTCTAGTGGTGGAGGATATGGAGGATACTAATTCCGAAGATTATATAAACATAGACATATCAAAAGACGGACTGTACTTAACATACAAGTCCGTCTGTTTTTATCTTGAGAAATGGCCAGGTGGTGATTCGTTTGAGCAACAAGCATTAATGTCACTAAAAGAGAATCTTCTTAGGATTGTGTTAGAACAACAATTCAGAAAACCCTAGAGACCGAAAAATTGGCGGGGATTTTTTGCCCCGTTTCAGGGAATCAAAAGTCGAATTTCGTTTTGGTCAATGTATCTCAATGTTTAGGAAGGGAACTCTTGGGTGTCGGTGATACCTATACTCATGATGTCCCCTGTGATGATTGCCATGCTTTCTATGAGGATGGTAATGATATGATCCATCTCCATGCCAATGATAGTGGCGATGTCTCGGAGGGTGATGGTAATGTTTTTCAATATACAAATCTTGATATGCTCTTCGATTTGACCTATCACCAATGCTTTCATGGTGTGCTAGTGCAGGTGAAGCACTAGCGATAAGCATTAGAGTAGAAAGTATAGCAACTCTCATCAATCATCCTCAGCAAGTTTAGCGAAGTAAGACAGAGTGTCATCTTCGTCAGCAACAGGAGAGGCAGCGACTGCTTTTTGGCGGAAGTCAGAAACTTCTTTGCCCCAGTTTTCTACTGGTTCAGGTTTGGCAAACACTTCCTCTTCATCCTCACGAATGGTAGGAGCAGATGCAGTCGAAGTCTTACCGAGAACCAGACTCAAGCGTGCTTGTAGTTGCTCGTAGGACTTGAAGTTCTTAGTGGCTTCAAACTCTGCAAGGGAGTATCCTTCATTCCAGATACCTTCCAGTTTGTCATCATCAAAGTTACCAAGAGTGCTAGGTGCAGCAAACTCAGACTTGTCATAGTTCCAGTAACCTTCGACCTTACGAATCTTCAGTTTGAAGTCAGCACCTTTCCAGAAGTTGAAAGGATCGATAGGAGATTCATCAACGAATGCAGGTTGCATTGCTTCAGTCAGTTTGTCAAAGATTTTCTTGCCAAACTTATAAAGGAATACACGACCTTCGTTCTCAGGATGAGCAGGATCACTCACAACATAGATGTTGGAGTAGTAAGAGAGTTTACGTTTCTGAGCACGAGCGATCTCTTTATCGCTATCACGACCACTGTTCCACAGTTGGCGATTCATTTCACCGACAGGATCATCCTTACCAAGAGTGGTGAGTGAGTTCTCGATGTACCATTGTCCACCAGGACCTTTGAATGCGTGACTCCAGACCTTTGCCCAAGGCATCTCTTCTCCATCAGGAGCAGGCAGGAATCGGATAACAGCATAACCATTGCCAGACTTATCCATTTCTGGTTTCCAGAAACGTTCGTCAGCAGAAGAACCAGCAGCAGGCTGATTCAGTTTTTCAATCTCTCGTGTCAGTTTAGCAAAGGTGTCTCCCTTGCTGGACGCTTTTTTGAGACTTGCGAAAGACATTTAGTATTCTCCGTATTGAATGTGTGTAGTTGTATTGTTTGCTACTGGGTTATCGTAGCATACTATATATCAGGTGTCAAGTTCCCTCTGTGCCGCTTGTTCAAGTGTCTCGAACATGGCATCCATGCATTCCCCAAGGTCACGATACCCAAACGCTTGAGACAGTGCATTAATCCTGGTCTTCATGTCTGATGCTTCAGGATCTTCTGATGAAGCAAGACATAATCGACCATAGAAATTCTTCTGCTTGTCGATAAGGACTTTGCAATCTTCAATATGGTCTAATCGTTCTTCTCTATCCATCTTTCCTAGTTGGGAAGTCATAGATGCAACTTCCTGATAAGTTTCAAAGATGTCTTGTAAATTTGTTTGTACTTGTTCCGATTTAAAAAAACTCATAGTTTCGTTCTAATGACTGACAATATTTCTACTCTGTATTTGCTGCAATCAACTTTTAAAAATGGTTGATACTTCAGTACTCTTCTACGAGTCTCTTTCCAAATAGGATCCTTTAGTTTTTTATCAAATGCTTTGACATATCCTAGGCAAGTTTCAAATACAACGAGTGTTTCTAGTGTTATCTCCCCTGAAAGATAATGTTTAAGGAGTGGAGGGTGACTACCTTCTTTTACTTCAAAGATCTTATCAAACTTATCTTGATACGGGGATTCAAAATATGTTAGTAGAAGATGCACATCCTGTTTAAATTTATACGAGAACGACTCCTGATTAATTCTCCACCTTTCGTAGTTACCGTCATTAAATGATCTGATATATCCTTTAGGATTATCCATAAAATTAGCGACAAAGTAATCTAGGATTTTACTCCTGTCATACTTTGTCGCTAGTTTTTTAAAGAAATAGCGGTCGCGACGTTCTTCAAATGATTTCTCAGAGGCAGAAACTTTGCCTTTATACTTTATAAAATCATATGAGTCTTTGGTGAAGTGCATTTTTAATGCAAGATACATTTGATACACTTCAAATCCAGTCACAGTGGCAATACTCCTTTAGATCGTTTCTTCATATAGTTTAAACGTTCTGCTTCATGTCGCAGACGTTCTTTGAGGGGTTTAGACATCAACTTAGGGACGGTCTCTATTTCAATTTCATTCTCTTGGCAGTAAGTTACTACTGCTTCAATGTATGAAATCAAACCATCACTCCTTTTAACTAACCTCTCAATTTCTTGAGAGAATTTGATAGGAGTAAGAAACTTATCGTCTCCTTGGTCTTTAGGCATAAGTTCTTCCCCTAACAAATTCTTCAATGTAGGACTTGAGTAATTGTAAATAGTCATCAAGATTGTACTTCTCAAACACTTGAATAGTTCCTTCTTCGGTGGCGATAAGTGTGACAATTTTCTTTACCTCTAAACCAGATCTTTCTAGGAACATTGCTGCGTATGCAGTCTCTTGAACAAAATAGTTCTCGATGTAGGATTCCTTTTTTTCTTTAGTTGAAGTTTTAAAATCGATTACTGCCAACTCACCATCGAATTCAGCAATGCAGTCAACTCGACCCGCTAAACCTAAGTAATGCGAATACAAAAATGTCTCTAGACAATGGATATTGTCTATTCGATCTAGCGTAGACTTTGCTGATTGAAACATTCTAACAGACAATGGGTTATTTGTCATGTATTGTTCCAAATTTAATACACCTTTGATATAATCTTCGGTGATGCTATGAAAGGCAGTGCCTCTCTGTGTTGCTCTAGCGGTAATACGATTCGCTTCAGTTTCACCAATTTTCTTGCGCCATTTTTTAAAAAAGTCTGCGCTCTTATACGATGTGATTGAAGTAACACTCGGATAGTATTTATCAGCACCAGGGATGGGATAAAATCTAACTCCATTATCATTCACAGCTTCGACCTCAACATGTTCGTTGAGTTCGACATCAATAAAATTAAACATTAGAAACCAAGATTGTATTTTGTAAGTAGATATGACTTAACTAAACCCGAGCGAACGATATCATCAATACCAAACTCAACGCAAGTAAACTCACGCATCTGCTGAAGGATGTTAATGAAATCTGATACTCCATTCTTTTCGTTACTCTTAACCAAATCAGATTGAGTAATGTCACCACAGAACATGATCTTAGAATCTTCACCAACACGGGTAATCATTGAATCTAATTCATGAAAGTTAAGATTCGAGAACTCATCGACAATAACAATGGCATTGTCAAGAGTAACTCCACGGATAAAAGAAGTAGACCAAAATGAAATAGTCTCTTGCGCTCGGAGGTTGTCATAAAGCATATCAAAGGAATTGTCATCAGGCATACTAAACATATACCTCACCATATTTTTGTATGGAATTTGGTACAATGCTGACTTATCTTCATGGTCTCCAGGAAGGAAACCAATCTCTCTTGTAGGTACAAGAGACCTCACAATGTATATCTTATCATACGGTGTGTTTTCGTCAAGTACTTCCTGTAAAGCAAGATAGAGGGTGATAAATGTCTTACCTGTACCAGCAGCACCATGTAGCAGCATGTGCTGCCCTTCATTATACTGCTCAAACACGGTCTCCTGATTTGGAGTCAATGGTTTAATAGGAACCATGTAACTCTTATCAAGAGGTTTTTTCCTTTTGATTTGCTTTGCACTCATGTTGGAACCAACAGGGTTGCTAGTGGTGTTTCTCTTTCTTGCTCTTGCCATATCAAGTAAATCTACTGAGGTTTGATCGAGGGTGTGCTGCTTGGACTTTGGACATTACTTCCTTGAATCCATCAGACTGTTTAGGATTCCCGTATGTTGTTCCTGCGACACCAGCGTGCCAATCTTTGTCCCAATCAGGATTATCAATTTTCCATTGCTCGTATTCGGCAACGGTGCAGCGAAACTCTTGTTTTTCGCCAGTGACCTTATTTAGTACATTGTATAAAGGCATTATTGCTCCTTCTTGAATTGTTTACGACATAATTTAACTTCTTTGAGTTCATCCTTAATCAACTGATAGGCATCTTCAGGTGATATCTTTCGTGCCATTTCCATAGCAGTGATGATTTCAACTCTTGTTCCGAAGTGCTTGAGTGCTTCTTCAAAACAATTTAACTCTTCATACATCAATCAATCCTCAGAGCAGGTTGGATGCAGTTGCAATCATCTAGTTGCTCAGGGCATCCGCAATCACCCTCAGGACACCACTCAAGCGCCTCAGAGATGACTGGGAACTGACAGATGAAATGCTGCTTCGCAAGTTCTGCAATGTCCATGTGCTCCTTCTGGGTGCCATTGGAGGACCTCAGAGAGATGTAATGGATCCAATTTCTGAGATTGCCCGTCATGTACATTTTTGTGCCTACGCATAAAGGAAGCACATTTCTTGCACATTCCTTTGCAATACCAGAGTCCAGCATATCTTGATACAAATTCATCGACTCCTTGAAGTGATGCTGCATCAAGATTTCATACTTCTGTTTGGTAAACGGGTCAACATCATTAATAGAATTCTGACGATTCTTGGTGTCCTGTCTGCGTAGTTCAGGTAGAGGGATCTCCTCCGAGAGTAGGGAAGAATCAGCATAGCGTTGTGAAAACTCTTGGAATGTAAATGACCTATGACGCAACACCTGAGCTGCGATTGCCCTAGTGGTGTGAATCTCTAGAGTCATTGTTGCCTGCTCAAATACAGACCAATGTCCATGCTTGATACAATACTTTAGAAGTCCAGAAATTTTAGGGTTCTCCTGATTTGCTGGATTACTTACACGAGCAATGTATCCAATTGTTTTCTCTGCCTCAGGAGTAACAGAGATCAAACATACTTTAGTCATTCTTATCGATAATAATACGGGCGATCAAGTACAAACCAAACGACTTTAGATAACCGATAGTGGCAAGTCCAAAGATACCTGGCATCAACCAGTTCCATAGTAGCATAAAAACTAATGGTTTGGTAAAGAAAAGAAATGTTGCAACGATAGCTGCTGCTCCCTCTTCTCTTTTCTTTAGGATTTCTAGTTCCTCTTCGTTCTCTTCTTCTTTCTGTTCAAATGCACGTTTATCAAAGTAGATCGTCATTTGCTTTTCTTTTTCTTCTGATTTGGATCTTGCCATGTTCTAGGATTAACTCTACCTTCGGTTGCTGACATATTAATTAGGTCTTTTTTATACAAGTCCCAATAATAATCAAAAATTTCTGACTGTTTACTAGAAGCAACGATATCAAATTTAGTGATACCGTCCTGACTATACTCAATTATAAATGAAGTATATGGAAGTGACCGATCCTGTGCAAGGGTTGGGTCGCATTCCTTATGAATAAAGTTCAACCTCTCTCGCCCCATGTAATGTTAGGAAACGCTTCCTGAATTACTGATTTGGTGATGCGTTTGTATTTGTCGTTCATACGACCATCCTTTGCGAGAACAAGCAACTCTGCTTCTTCCTCAGAAAGACCTTCTAACAATTGAACGAACATTGTTTCTCTCTTCATCGAAGTCAGATTGTCTGCACCTCCTTTAAAGAAACGATACAGACCACGATACTCTTGCTCTAAGCGAGAATGATCTGTACCAACTGGTGCATCATTTGGCGTGTATGGAACGTCTCCTTCAGGCAACAAACAAGTAAGACTATCGTCAAAGTTGATGATCAACAATTGACGAAGTGCAACACTGTTATGTTTGCGAAGGAGACTCACCTTTTCACTTTTTGTTTTTGCATTAGAGACCTTTCGCAAGACCTCACTAAGAAGCAACCTAGAGTTGCTATTATCAATCGATCGTGTAGGCATAATTAACTCCTGAATTCATTCATCATCTTCATCATTTTCTATGTCTGACCAATACTGAATGTCTGGTCTAACATAGATGAGGTCATCATGCAACATATTACCATCCTTATCAAACATTTCTGGATGTGTTACGGATTTTGCGTATGCTGCATTCTCGATGAAGTCCTCTACATACCCCTTTGCTAACCAAGAAACTGTGATTCCTAAGATAAATGCTCCGAGGATTACTAATACTACTAGCGCAACTAACATGGTTCCTTCCCCCTTTTAAGTCTTGTGTAATAATATGGAACCAACTCCTCCCATGTATTAACTTCAAAAATATTTAGACACTATAGCATATTGTTTTCTCTCATATAACGCACCGTCTCTGTACATCCCCCAAGATTAATAGTATCTTTAACTACTTGTGGAAAAGTACTACCAACACCGAACTGCTTATAGAAATCTTCACGAGTAAAATCTCTATTCAATTGCCTTTCAGTGTATGAATACCCCTTACCTTCAAGAACTTGCTTTACTTTTGTGCAGTATGGGCAACCAGTTCTCGTATAAACTTGAAAATTCATAATACCTCTAGAATAAAAAAGGGACTCCTAAGAGTCCCATGGGTGTTCCGACTTTTGTAGAGACCGCACGAAAGGTCTCCACATTATTTATGGAATCAGAAGGAATACTTCACACCCAGTTTAGCACCGTAGCCGCGGTCAAGATCTTCGTCGCCTGAACCTACGAAGGACACTTCACCATATGCACCCAGAGCATCGCTCAAGGACACACCAACACCTGCCTTACCAGAAGGAACGGTGTCGCTCTCACCGCCGTCAGGAGTCAGCACAGTAGCGCCACCCTGCACGTAGTAGGAAGCAGACTCACCAAGAGCACCTTCGTACCCTACGTGCAGGTCTGTTCCAGCACCATTGTACTCGGATCCAGTCCAACCAGCATTGGTCTCGACGTTGACATAGGGTCCTGCGAAAGCAGCACCAGCAGAAGCGAACAGAGCAGCGGTTGCTGCAAATACAGTTTTGATCATTTGAAAAATTACCTTTAAGTATGTTACTCGTGGAGTTGAACCCACGGATGAAAGAGAGATCGACTGTCTCTCGTTGGATTAAGTATAACACATCCTACCTGGTTTGGCAAGCGTGTTGAATGAGTATTTATACAGATTAAATATTATCTTTTTTATTTTTTCTCTCAAGTCCACGAAGTTCCTGTAGTTTTTTGCGTGCTTCGATTAACTTACGAGCAGTTTCTTCGCGCTGAACATTGAGCTCATCGAGGGTGTACCCAAGATTGAGAACATCTGATGGGTTCATCAGAGAATCAAACTCTGCGTCAGAATCTCCTAACATTTCTTTAAGTTTGTCAGGGAGATCTTCATTTTTAATTTTGGGTAAGTCCATTAGATTTGATAGTATTCGTATCCAGACGCCATCCTAGTATGCCATACTATATTTGAACTGTCAAGTGCAGTAGATAAATCGAGAGAAGAAGCAATAACACTTTCATCAACTACGGTAGTAACATTCTCACTTGTTGTTGAGGATACTGCTCCATTAGATTTGACTGATGATATTATTAGTTTAGCATTGCAGTCATCATCATCCCTGTCCATAAAACATAACTGACTATTATTATTTCTCCGTCTAAATCCGTTTGGATTATCAGAGATGTTTATTGAGTAAGTCTGACCTGCCGTTGCCGTAAACTTATAGGAATCTGAACCCTCATCCTTACCTGCAGTTTGAGTAAAGGTTTTACCAGCAATCCTTATCTGTCCTAATGCAGTGCCATATCTGTTTGGATCATCATCCCACTCAAAAATTAATTGTATTTGTCCACTACCAACTCCTGTAACTACGATATCACCATCACTATTAAACTCTGCATCAATATCATTAGGGACATCAGATGTAGTCGTAACTACTCCCTGAGTTGATGATGCAGGTCTAGTAATAGTCCATGCAACACCAGCAGGATTTTTCGCCCAATTATTAGTAACGTTTGCAGGTTGTGCAGCATTGGTAACTGTTGCTTGGATAGTATGAGCACCAACAGTTAACCCAGTCAATGTAGTAGTTGTACTACTATTAAAACCAGCGTGAGTCCCTATGGTACTCCCATCTAAGCTAAGAGTAGCAGTATTATCGGCAGAATATTCTAACACATAGTCATCTGTATCTGGAACACTAATATTCCAGACTGCAGTTTGAGGTACACCAACCAATGTGTCTGAAACTGAGGGGAATACTGCATACTTATTCATAAAATTAGACCAAGCAGGTGTTGGTCCTGAGGGAAACCAATCAGCAATACTATTACTTGATACACATGCACCACCTTTACAGATCTTGATGAACCATCCTCCAGGATTATCGGACCACCTATAAGATGCACCAGTTGGTTTACCATCAGCATCAACTTGGTTTGGTACATTAAGACAGGAAACTGTCAATAAGATTGTTCCCCTCTGCAAAGTTCTAGTCGTTGTATGAGGTGTACTTTGTGCAGCAGTTGCCCACGTATCAAAAATTCCTGCTCCAACATCATTGAATAAAATATCAGAATCATTTAGTATAAGAGTTCCTCTATTGTCAGCGCCAAAACTAAATCCATAGACACCAGTCTCTTCAATATCAATTGTATATGTTACTTCTTGTTCAATTGCAGGTAGTGTACATACTGCAGGGTTTACCCAAACACCATAGTTTCTTCCGTCTTCATTCCACTGATTTTCCTCATATCCAAACTCTTGATTAGAGTTGTCCTGAATCTTGAACGATGCATTTGTATCATCATCGTCACCGTCCTTTAACTTTAGGGTATCTCCATCAACATTAATTGGATTATTTGCAGAGTTCAAACCAGTATATGCTAGGTTATAAGTCCCTGCTGTTAATGCAACTACTTTATCTTCTTGTCCCTTTTCCCCAGATTGAGTCCAGGTAACACTATTATTATCAGAATCAACAATTGTAATAGTATCTACAGCAGTTCCTGAATCACTTGGGTTATCATCCCACTTTAATCTGAGCACTACATTAGAACTACCACTACCAGTAGCTACCAATGCTGTTCCTGTACTATCCCATTCAACA